GCATGGTTAGGACGTTCTCCACCATTGTAGTCATTACCTGCGATAGCAAGAACAAATAGTTTTGTATAATTACTACAATCTATATCAAATACAAGACCTCTATCAACTGCCAAGTCATCTTGTAATGATGTTCCCAAACTAGAATATGCAGCATATTTTGTTTGTTCTAAACCAGGATTAGCGAACCCACCAACTTCACCAGCACCAGTACCCCATTCTTGCAGAAAAATATCATTATAATCATAAGTCATCTCAATAAAAGATGGATCATCTACTGCATACACTTTATCTGGTAAGTAATTTGATGGTTTCTTTTCACCAATACCATCAGTATTACCATAAGTAGCGATAGCTGAATTGGCAGGTCTTGCGCCTGCTAATCCATGAGAGTGACCTAATGAACTACCGTCTCCAGCAGGACCACCGGGAACAAATTCAAGAACACCACCACTATAATTTACATATTGTGTAGTGAATGTATCTACACCTCCCATAGTTGCTAAAGATCTCTCTAAAACAACACTTCCTAAAATATAGTGATTATGTTGTGCAGGACGTGCAAAAATATAATCTTCTGTAGGTCCTACTCTATATGTTTTTTCTCCGGTAGCATATGCACTAATATCTGATATTACATCACTATATCCAGTAGTAACAACATCACTAATTTCATAAAATTCTTGAGGAGATTCTAATGTAGACGTTGGAATATACCATTGTCCACCAATATCACCAATATTCATGGTGATTCTATCACCTACTAGTGGACTACCAGATCCTTCAATACCTTCACCATATCCAATTAGTTTTCTATCTCTATAATCTGGAACTCTAAACTCACCTAAAATGTATGGATAGTCAGATAGTTCAAATCCCTTTCTAATTCTAATCTCAGGTTGATTTGTTAGATCTCCGATCTTAATATTTAAACTAGTGTTAGTAATTCCAGATCCTGTTCCCGTGATGTCATAATTATCTGTATATGCTGGTGATCCATAATCAGGAATTAACTGACCAGATCCAGCAGCAAAATCCATGTGAGTAACTAAGGTTTGCTGATTAGTTAGATTTGCGATAACATGAAGTCTATACTTATGCTTTTCACCATCAGGAGGTTGTGGACCAGAATATCCATTATTAACCCATTCTGGACCGGATCCAATTGATTGCTGCTCAACACTGTTAGTTAATTTCGTTACACCATTTGGGAGTGGTTCATTAACACTTATTCCAGTTTTTGATGATGGAATATTTTTGATATTCCACAATACAAATGATTGAATTGATAAATCTTCTAAGTAAACTTCATATGTATCTACGCTAACACCCTGAGGCATTCCAAATAAATTACCCCAAGAGATCTGCATCGTATCATTACGAGCACCTTGATCTTTATATTGAGTGAAGTTTGTTGGATATCCACCACCAGTTAAAGGATCATAAGTACCAGGATCAACTGCAGGAACTGTACCATAATGAGCAATAGCAAGATCATTAAGTATATCTGGTGATGCTAATACTGATGATGAACTAATACTCCATGTTACAGTTGCTCCAGGAGTTCCTGTAGTATTATCAGTAGGGTCATAATTTACAAGTAGTCTATAAACATGAGTATCAGATCTTTCTGCTAAATTTTGATAAAAAGAAGCATATGATAAATTATACTCTTTATTTTCTTGAACTACACCTTCTGATGAAGTGTTAGCAACATTAGAAGTTGTTGCCCATACATCCACATTATTAGAATCATCATAGATTCTAATAGCAATACCACCAGGATTATTAGCCCAATCTTCACCAGCACCGTTAGTAACACTAAATGAAAATGGATATGATCCAGCAGGAACATTTCCTAAATCTACTGTGTTATCTTGCCCTTCTTCAAATGAAGAGCCACTACTATAAGTAGTGCCATTAAATGTTATAGTGCCGGTATTATCAGTCGCATATTGAATTTTATAATTGCCAGCTGAAGGAATATCAACAACAGCACCAGTATAAGTATGAGCAGTTCCACCCAACGATTGGTTCGTTGATACGTATACTGAATACGACTTCATGAACTCACTCCAGACAGAAGCGTAAGGTTGCACTGCCTTTTTCCAAACTCTAGATCCAGGAAAATCCTTTAATTCACGAAATGATAATGTCGCATTATGAGGAACTACTCTATTATAGGATGTTACTCCATTAGGTTTAACTATTTCTTTGCCATAAATTTCTGCATATACATTGCCACCATCTACAAAAGTTCTGTATACTGTTCCTGCTGGTCCTGCTGCAGTTTGAATGATAGCATTTGCAGAAATTCTTTCATTACCATTAGCACCAGATCTTTGTAAGTACCCATTACCTAAATTTTCATACAATAAAGGATAATCTTTGATAGAATACTTACTGCCATCACAATATAAGTATCCACGATGAGAATAATGTGGATCTTGTGTTGGTAAATTATTCGTCGGATCAGAATTGCTATCTACTAAGACTGGTACAATAGCACCAATCTGAACATATGACCCGCCTTTATCGGAATAAAAATTTGGGAGAGTGGATCTGTAATTTGCCATCAGAACTTAATTAGGTATTCCGTTACAATGTAAGGCTGTATGTATTTATCTGCCTTTTTCTCGGTATTAATATCAATCACAATTTGAGAATCTAGTCCAGTATCAGCTCTTGCCTGTGCTGCTCTAGTTATCATTCTATACGTGTGCGGATCATCAGCTTCAAGTGGTATTCTATGTCTATGAATTCCTTCATCTCCAAAGTCACCAGATAAAATTGATATGTTAGACACTGACCCATATCCTGTAGGATAATATTCCTCGTCTAACATTGTGAATGGTAGGTTTTCACCTAGTCCTTCAAAATTAGTCAAAGTGTCAGAATTAACTTCTCTAGTATCAATACCATTTGGGCAACCTATGCCCAATGGACATACACAATCAACTGTCCAAGTTGGATCATACGTTACATTACTAAACGTAGTAGTATCTCCGTTGTTACCTTGACCAACGTTACAATCAGATTGTTCTCTAATATTCCAATCCTTATTAACTACTTCTCCATCTCCAGGACAGTTAGAAGTTGCAGGCCATAAGCAATATCCCTGAGTAGTAAACTCTCCACAAGCAAACCAACATGCTCCATACTGGTTAATTTCATTAGATGGTCCAAGCATTGTACTCACATCGTTTTGTCCTGGTCCAACTCCGCTTCTAGTTTTTGCCGATGCTGTTGTTATCTGCCAATAACAAAGTTCCTGTCTTGTATTTGCCCACCATTGACAAACATTAAGTGAAGACATGGATCTAATAGAATTATTTTGATTTGCAGAAAAATGATTTCCACTTCTATCAAATTGTCTGGCACGACTAGTTGTAGTTCTGTGTAGGTGAGGTTGGAACATATTATTCTGAACACCCGTTTCAAACGTATATGCTCCCGTTTCAAGTGAAAATGACGGTTCTCCTCTCAACTCTTGTGTTTGTGGGGGAATATAAAACTCACCATTATATGTTAACTGAAATGGACTTTCAATGTTTTGAATTACATCTAATCCAACACCAGCTTTTATAACTTGATTACCATTAACATCAGTTACATATAAATCATTGTATAAACCAATGTTAGCAGATGTTGTTGCCCTGATATGTTTACTTCTTAGGTCAGGTATCTGAAACTCATTTACTGCTAATATAGTACCGGGTTTTTTATAACGACAACTGTCACCAACTCCCAGAACAGAAGCTAATAAAGGATATTCAGAAGCAAATAATACACTACCATCACATCTTAGATAACCTGCAGGTAACAAATCTACATTATCTTTAGGTTCATTAGTAGGAAGTTGTGTAGCAAATGATATGATAGTTCCAGTAAGAGACCCTAACTTACCTCTCTCTCTGTTATAGAATACTGCCATTTTTTAGAACGCCCTAATAATATACATTATGGTTAGTGATGGTGTATTTGGATTAACTGCAATTGTTAATGCGGTGTCAACACTAACAGGAACTGTAGTACCAGTAGAAACATTATTAACTAATACCGTTGTTGGTAACGCAAGACTTCCACGATTCATCGTCACCTCCATCGCATCATGGGTATGTGACTTCAATGTAGTATTTAGCCACCGATCAGACTCGTGGTCTAGTGTTGAAGGAAAAGTATCAGTAACACCCAAAGCTATTGGTTGTGGTTCTCCGACCTGAAAAGGTGGATCATTTATATACGCCTGTGGCATATCCACTCCTCTATGATAATCAGGGACATCTGGGGATGGATAATAATTTCTTCGTCCTTGATATCTTCCTGCCGGAGGAAATGGTCCGGTGTGTGCTTGTGTTTGAACATTTGGTATTGCTAGACCATTATCTTCATATCCCTGCTCAATTTTACCTACCTTAGGTATATCTCTAGCCTGCTGTTGAGGAACAAGTGCCATACTATATGGAATTGTTACCTTTTTGTCTAGAATTGGAGTAGTAAGACCCCCATCATTCTCATCATACCATGTAACATCACGCTCTCCACGTAAAAATGTATGTGGAATAGAATTAGAACCTCGGTTTCCAATAGCAGTAACACTCGTAATCTTACCGGGATTATTAGGTAATGCAGTTCCTGGTTGGAATTCCATTAGAGGATTTGCAATAGGTTGCACACCGGTAAATTTATCAAACTCACTGTCAGTAGCTGGTCTATGTGTATGTGCTGGAGTATGATCATTACCAAGTTTTCTTGGTAAAACATATACTGTATCACTGTAAATTGGATCTGATAATGTAATACCAGTAATTCTACCGGAAAGGTTATCAGATGGTTCTACTGTAAAAGTAACATCAACATCAACATCTGGTTCTGTATCTGGTAAATCACCTTCTGTTCCATTTTTACTAAGATATGTTCCCAATTCAAGTAAAACATCAGTTGCTATTCTAGATGGTTCAATATCAACTAATGCAACCTGATTCAAATTAGGTAATGCAAACAGATCTACATGTTTTGATGCATCATGACGATCGCTATCAGAATTAGGATTGTAAGGAAAACCATTTACAATACCAAAATTTACTCCTATGACTGATGTAGTATCAGTTGGTTCAGGAAATGGTCCATATGTATTTCCAATCACTTTAGCAAGTAATGGATAATCTGCAGCATTTAATGCCTGAGTAGCAGCATTACATATAATCCAACCAGTTGGTATGTTGTTATTGTTCTCTCCAATCGCTGAACCACCACCCCATGGCATAATTGTACCAATTGGGGCGATTTTTGTTGACTTAATTCTACCGTAATTTGCCATCTATCAAACCTCTTTGAGCCACCATCCAGTTACAGAAGAAGAAACAATTGTTCCTTGCGAGTCTGTAGATCCTAGGTAGATCAAGGTAAACGCTGCATTTGGTGTTTGTACAACTAGTTCACCAGCATTGTATGGAGTGGATCCACCTAATCCAATTGTTGTTCCTGAATTGTCACCTTGAACTCTAACCTGTGATCCCGATGCTCTAATGACTAGAGATGTATCGTAAGTTAGATTCCCACCAACCTCAATGATTTCAACTCTATCTCCACTTTGAGCATTCTCTGGTAGGAATAGAATCATTTCATCTTGGTTTGTTACGTTAACAAAGTAAGTAATGTTAGATTTCAGATTCTTATCATCAGCATCAGATCCAGTAGATACATATCTGGCATGTCTACCACCACTATTGGTATAGAAATTGTTGATGCCAAATGCATCAATAGAATTATCTTGATTAACTACGAACTTATCAGCACCGTTAACACCAAGATTTTCAACAGATAGTTTCGGTGCCTTCGGTGGAGACTCTTCTGGAGATCCAACAACCGACCAAGTATTACCAACTAAACCATTACCAAATGTGTCAACCTTAAATGATGGGTCACATGACTGTGCATCTGTAACAACGTTTTCTGGACAAGTTGCTGGATAGAGAGTAATATTACCTCTTCCAATAACACCTGCATCAAAGAAGATAGATCCGGAGTGATCTGCATGACCATCATCATTAACCACTCTCAGGATATTTGTCTTACTGACAGAATCCTTCATAGTGATTGTTCCACCAAACATGGTGAAGTCTTTGTTAAGAACTAGATCACCATTTCTATGAGTAACATTACCATCTTGGAGTGTTTCATCCATAGAAGGTACATGGTATTTTCCTAGTAAACCTCCATTAACAAGGAATACCTTACCATCTGGATCAGATGCGCTAGTAATTCTTACAAAGTTTGTGTAATCAAGTTTTGTTTGAACAATTTGTCCCTTATCAATAATTACAGAAGCGTAAGGAGTATTAGTTCCATTGACATCACGAGTTCTTTCTTCAATGTCAATCATTGAAGAAACCATAGGATGCTTCAGAATTTTAACAACACTAGTCGTAGTTGCTGGGTAAGTTGATAATCCATTCGCAGTTGTTCCTTCTTGAGCAGGAAGACATCTCAAAATATTTGATGTACTATCAACTACCAAAACTTTCATGATTTCCCAATCAGTTCCGGTTGTTCCCTTAGCATTAATCTGAGATGTATTACCAACCAGAACTAAATCATCAACGGCAAATCTGCCAGATCCAAGACCCAATTCAGCAACAGTTAGATAAACGGATCCAGCAATAGAACCAGTAGCGGCAGTTGCAGTTAATGTTGTAATTGGACCATTAGCATTAGTCGTTTGAGGATCAACCCAATAAGAATAAATCTTTTGATCTTCTTCACTTCCACTATAAGCAGCTACAGTATCTGCAGCAGACTCTGATCCAGGAAGAATTCTACTAATATCAATTCTTCTGATTTGGTTACCAATTTCAAGAGCAGCACTACATGTATCAAAGTAAAGAGTGTTTTGCTCTTTTCCGTTAGTAATGATAAACTCTTCGTTCTTAGTAACACGGAATACTACATTTGTCAGAGATGCAGTAGAAACAATGTTCTGATTGAGTTTAATAAAGTCTGTTCCGATCTCAATAATTCTAGTGTTACCGAACAGATCTGCATTAACTCCACCAACATTAAATTTAACAGTATCATTAAGTTTAACCTTAGCAATGTCAGTAGCACTGATATTAGTAATTGTGTCTACTAGAATGCTTGGAGCAACAGGTGTAATATTACCAGTGATTGTTCCTCTATCTGTAGTAGAGCAACCACCATTCATATTGATGGAGTTTTCAACTGTTAACGTACCACCGATATAAGTATCACCATTTGTAGAATCAACAATGAAGACATCATTGTCTGGACTTCCACAGTCAGAAATTCTAAACTTCTGAACCTCTTGATTGAGTGATGTTAGAACCTTAAGGATTTCACCCTGATCAAAGGTGCCATCACTATTAGTATCTTCACGATCAACAATTACATAATCACTGACATTTAAATCTCCACCAAACTCTGCAAGATATACATTATCTTCAGGTCCATTTGCATCTAATTGTTGTTCAGTCCATGTAGAATCAAACTGTACATTAACCTTATAAATTGGTGTTGTATCTGGGTGTGTGTCTACTTGTCCAGTAAATGTACCGAAAGGTTTACGCTCAACTTTAATATAATATGGTGCAGTATTGATTCTAGTTAACTCTAGAACTTTCAAGAATTCTGGATATCCAGTTGTTGTAATTACTGGACTATCAACAATAATATAATCATTTTCAACAAAGTATGGATTACCATCTGCCTTTTCTGGTTTATTTTTAAGAGGTAAGTAGAATTCATTACCACTTAAGACTGGCAATCCAATGCTTTGATCATCTTGATATGAACTAGCACCCCAATTTCCAGAACCAGCACTATCAATTTGGTTATATCCAGTATCAGTAGTTGCAAGACGTGTGACATTTAAGATGTCAATATTCTTATTGAACTGAAGATCTGCAACGATAACTCCATCATCATGTGCAGAAATTGTTGTTCCACTCTGTCCTCTAGATGCACTGAATGCGAAGGATGCAAGTCCACCACACATATGAATGTTGCCGTTGAACTTAGCAGATGCAATAACTTCCAACTGGTTGTTAATAGTAGTCTTACCACCCTGACCAGCAATGTTAACTTCAGATGCATTTAGACCGAAGTTAATACTAGATGCAGAACCAGAGTCAGAGAAGAAACTAACTGTACCAGCAGTAGTAGATAGTCTTACACTATCCGTAATAGTACGCCTAGTTCCTAACTGGAGATCGCCATTAACTTTCAGAGACTTAGTTTTAACCTCAGTGTATGATTGAGATTCATTGTTATTATATGCACCACCGATCTCAATCTTGGAAATATTTCCAAGAGGAGTGTCGGGAGTAGATCCGATAAAGATATTACTATTAAGGGATTTGGTGCCTATCTTAACATATTGTTCTCCTTCAGTTTGATTGCCAATTTCAATATTCTGTACCGAACCAGCAATTTTGAGACCACTACCATTAGCAACACCAACAAATGTGCTATCCATTAAGAAGTTAAATGTGCCTGAAGTAATATCAGTTCTGATTTCAGCAGTGTTAGTGCCACCACCACCATGAACTTCAATATCCTGTTGGAATCTAGCATCGTCAGTGAATCTAGATGTGCCATCAACAACTAATGCTCTGTCTAGTTCAGCATCAGTTACATTAATACCGACACGACCACTGTTTGTAGTTGCAACTCTAAGTGTTGCTTCATTTGCTGGTGTTGCACTATCACCACCAACTAAGAGTGCATAATCAGAAGTTGTTTCTGTTCTATTGGCAAATGCAGCATTGTCTAAGTAATCAGAAATAATCTTACCACTGATGAATGCATTACCAACAACATCAAGGTTTGCACGAGGAGCAGTTGCAACATCAACAAATGCAGTCTTATATGCATCATGTTCAGATCTTGCGACTGTGTTAATACCAAGTTTGTAGTTACCAATCTCTTCAGTATCAGTTCTAATTGTTTCAGCACCAAGAACTCCAAATTCTTTCCAGGAAGAATTAGAGAACTCTAGTCTTACATCATTTCCAAGTGCAACTTCATCACCCCATAGGCGTGGGTTATCATTAGCAACATTAGATCTATTCTCAATGAGAGCAATCTGACATGTGTTGGCAGTAGATGTAAATCCATTACCGATGATTTGCCACAGACCATTAAATCCAGGATCACTAAAGTTACTAATTCTAATTTGTGATCCGCTAGTAATACCAAGTTGTTGGTTGCTTAGATTGTTACCCCAGGTAATGGTGATAACAGTGCTACCATTCATTGTGAAGTGAAGGATATTTGCTGTTGCAATTTCACCAAAGAAGTTAGCATAAATCCAACCTAATGATCCGGAACCACCAACTTCAGATCCCTTAAGAAGGATATCTCCAGCTAATGGAACTATAGATCCATACAATACATTTTGAGTAGCATCAAGTGTAGTTCCAAGACCTGTGCTATACAAAGGACTTTGATTGGGTGTGATATTTGACCCAAGGCTTCCAACTACATGATTTTGAATCTTATAACCTTGTGCAGCACCATTTGAACCACGTGGATTAAACTGGAATACAGAAGCAGCAACTCGGTTTCTTGCAATTACAATATCACCAAAAGTATCTTGATTGAGGAACTGATTAGTCTTATCAAGTGATGCGTCATCGCCATCACTAGGTGATACATTAGAAACTACAGTAAATGCATATTCTCTAACTCTACCCAGAACATTAATAGTCACAGGAGAATTAAATGTACTCATGCGATCCTGTTGATCACCACCATTAATAGTGATGTACTCATTGAATGTTACAGGAGTATCAAAAGTAGTAACAAGACTACCGATATCTTCAGTATCATCTTCAGAATCAACTAACTGTGCAGATTCTAGGAACTCCTCCTCACCTGTGATAGCATCAATCTTACGGTTACCAATGTATAGGTCACCATTAGAGTTCAGACCAGTGTAGAATACTAAACCACCATCTTGCTTCTTAGACTGTGCATAGAAGTCTTGAGTTGGTGTTAGAACGATTTCCTGACGGGCAGGAAGACCGGTTGAATAGTTACCAGGACCGAATCCAAGGTACTCAAAGGTATGGTTACCTGCACGAGCAATAGAAGGTCTTCTAAGTTCAACATAGAGACGCATATCCGACATTACGGTGCTGTCACCAGCAATAGGAATGCGACGATCTTCAGATCCAGATGCAGCATTACCCTTCTGCGCTCTCAATCTGTTGTCAATATTAGAATTGACTTGGGTGTAAGTATTTTGTATAAGTGCTTGCTGACTCGTAAAGTCAAGCATTGCTTCACGAGTCATTGAACCCTTGAAGTCATTAACTCTTACAAGACCGTGAGTATAGTTATCTGCAGCAGAGTATGTTGCAGGAACATCAAGTTGGGTATTATCTAACTGCTTAAACCAAAGAGGATCATTCTTATAGTTCAGTGGATACAGTTTGCTGATTGGTTGAGAGAACTTAAAGTTACGGAAGTTACCTTGGTTACCAGCACCAGTTGGGAATGGAGAGATGTTACCACGAACAGCAGTTAGATAGTAGATACCATCTTGCTGACCGTAAATACGACGCTGAATTTCTTCAACATCAAAGATATAGAAGGTATCATCAAGTTCCCCAGTATCGGTTACAGAATCTACGTAGAACTGAACGTTTGCATCATCAGTAATGATATCACCAGGAGTGATAGTATAAACTTTAGATCCAAGTTGTCTATAGTAGTATTCTGGATAGTCCTTACGAATAAGATCCTTAATGTATAAAGACTTACCAAAGTCTTCATCAGTCAGTAGGTCAGCAAATACTGCACCTTGAGCAAATCGGATATTTTCAAAAGATGAATAGTCAATCTTACCAGAAATACCCTTAATGATTAAATACCAGTCACTTGTATTTGGAACATTGAGTACCGCATGTATAAATGCATAACCCGAAGAATTACCATACCAATCAACTCTATTTGTGGAATTTGATTGAGTCTTGTTAGCAATGAAAGAACCACCCTGAGGTGAAGTAACCTTAACTGTGGTAAACGTCTCATTTAATAATCCAACGTTTGTAATACCTAAGTCAAATACAGTCAGTTCTAATAGTTCGTCACCACTTTGTGCATCATTAAAGTATCTACCAGACTGAATAGTCATTGAGACATAATTAGAAGTCTCAATACTCTTAGCGTACTGAGTTGTGCCTACAACGTCTCTCTTATATGGATCATATGCAGTCTCTTCATTTAGATTATTACTAAGGAAATCTGCCTTAGTGAAACCAATAACTTCATTTGCTTGTACTGGGTTGAAGAACCTTGCTTTTGTTACAGAACCAGATACTGGTTTAAGTACAAGTTTTTGTGGCAGAAGTTTTCTAGTTTCATCCTTACGAACTTTAATGGTAAATCCATTAATAGGATCACGAACCGCTTGTAAGTACTCAGGAATAACATAACGAAGACGATAGATACGATCATCTTTATCTCTTTCATCCTTGATCCTTTCAAACCAAGCATCGTTAGTCTTATCTTGACCAGAGATATCGCTATAAGTATTCTCATGCAATCTAGTTAAGATGCTTTCATCATACCTAGGATCATTAACATTAGAAGAATGATCCTCAACCTGCATATACCACTTACCATAAATTGCTGGTGTAGTATTTGGATTTAAATATGACGGATCATATTTTACAGGTGATTCACGCTTATCCGCAAATGTTGAGAAGTCATAAGAACCAGTCTGGAATGTAATTGCATTAATATCAGCAATTGCATCTGACTTTGTTGCGTGAATAGTGAAAGTTTTTTCAGTTTGATATCTTGCCCAGAAGAATTTATCTCCACGAATTCTACCATTACTATCAGAGATAGAACTATCTCCAGCATAGTTAGAACCTACAAGAGGAACACTTCCACCCTCATTTGCTCTAAAGAATACCTGATGACCAGAAATATCTGCAAAAGGAACATCAAAGATGTGTGGTACATCAGTACGAATACTAGAGTTAGTATTTGCCTCTAGGATACAAGAGTATTGATGCAAATCATAATTATCATCTAATACAAATTGATATACATCAATTTCAATATCAGGATCAATAGACTCTACTTCAGCAGAGTGAATATAGATACCTGCTGCAGCATTTTCTTTGCTGTTTGCAAGCATAATCTTTGTTTGATCTGTTCCGTCAAAGACTGAAGTTCCTTCATAAGGTTCTGGTTTTGTCTTTCTTGCAGGAGCAATTACATAATACTCTTCGTTGGTTTCAAAACCATTTGGGAGTCTAATCTTTCTCTTGTCAACATCAACATAAGAGTTGGTTACACTATCATAACGAGGACGTGGAACCAATCTAATTGGTGTACCAGTTTCTAGGTTATGTGGGTTGGCACCAGCACCTGTTCTAAGAGTCCAAGTTGTTGCTCTAGAAGCAAGTTGTGTGGTAAGTTGAGAAGGTTCTACTCTAGGAATAGTATTCAGACCAGTCTGAATAATCGTTGAGATATTAGTAAAGAACTGACGAATAGCAGAAGCTTGATCAGCACACTCTGGATAAGAGGTATGTTGAGTAATAGTATCGTCAACAGTTGGTGAGAACTCAGATGTATATACACCTGAAGTTAAAGTGAAGTACAGGTAAGAGTTTGTAGTAGTTGCATTTGCATTTACCGATGGACCAAATGCAAGTCCGAGTGGAGACTCAACTCTATCAACCGACTGTAAGTATCCAGGATTTGCAATTGTATTATTAACAATCTGGAACAGAGTAGTAACAGCAGATGCTACATTTTGACAAGATCCGTTAGATACAGTTCTAAGAACAGATGAAAGTGATGTTGGGGTTGATACTGCACTAGAAATAATATTAAAGAGTGTAGTAATAGTTGTTCTTGCATCTTCACACGATCCAACAGATAAAGTTCTTGCAACATTAGCAAGAGAAGATGGTGTGCTGATAGCGGAAGTAACAAGATCAGTAAACGTTGTCAGAGATGATTTAACATCATTGCATGATGCATTAGATAAAGTACGTGTAACACCATATAGTAGATTACCAGAGGTAATAGTATTAGTAAGTACTTGAATCAACGTGGTGATCGTAGATACCTGTGAAGCACAAACAGGTGATCCATCAGCAGTAATTGTTAAGTCTTTAGATTGAGTTAGAGTTGTATGCCCACCGACAGTTACATCTTCATTTCTCATGACCTCAATCATAAGAGCACGTAATTCAGTAAACGCAAAAATTGTTTCCGCTTCTTCACCAGCAACATGTGCCCCAGTAGCATAGAAGTTAGCAGCATCCCATACTCGGTCATTACCACCATATGCTAAGTTATGAGCAACAACATCTACAACGTCCTTAATATCATCAAGACAATCAGTATCGTTTCCAGTTGGAACTGTAAATGTGGGGAAGTTTGCTAACATTCTACCCAAAGCAATCTCAGAAATAAAGTCTTTGTTTGCTAGGATTAAGTTTCTTGCATCTGCAGACTTATTATCTACAGGTGTAGGAGCATCAACTGTAATAGTTGTGTCTTTTGTCTGAGTTAAACCATGACTGCCGATAAGGAGCATGGTTTCATTTCTCATTGCTTGGACCATCAGGTCTCTAGCATATTCAAAACATTGAATTGTTTGTGTTTCTTCGCCTGCTACATGAGCACCCTGAACATATAGATTAGCAGTATCCCATACACGATCATTGCCACCAAATGCTAAGTTATAAGAAACTTCCCGAACAAAATCAGCAATATCATCAATACAATCCTGTGGGTTACCAGATGGACTAACAAATCCAGGATTCTCAGCAGCCATTCTTTCGTATGCTTCAGAAGCAATCAATAACTGATTAGAAATGATTAAGTTGCGAGCATCACCATTACGATCAATTACTGGATCTGGTGTATTATATGTAATTGATGTATCATAGGTTTGAGTTAAACCATGAGACCCTACCGAAAGGACCTTTTGGTTTCTCATAACTTGAGCAGCCATTTCTTTTGCTTGCTCAAAAATATGAAGGGTTTGTGCTTCTTCACCTGCTACATGAGCACCTTTAACATAAGAATAGGCAGCATCCCAAGATTTATCATTACCACCGTATGCTAAGTTATCAGCAACTGCTTCTAGAATATCAATAACATCATCAATACAATCCTGTGGATTACCTGTAGGAGTAGTAAATGAAGGGTATACTGTAAGCATTCTTGCATATGCTTCAGTTGCGATTAAAGTTTTGTTAGCAAGAATTAGATTACGAGCATCGCCATAACGATCTTTTACTAGTTCAGGAGCAGCATAAGTGATAGTAGTATCTTTTTGTTGTGCTAAACCATGAGATCCAAAGATGAACACATCTTCATTACGCATGACCTGGATGCACATATCTCTAGCATATGTGAATGCTTTGATAGTCTCATCTTCTTCACCAGCAACATGAGCACCGGTTTCATATAAGTATGCTGCATCATAAGTAACAGCATTACCACCAAAAGCGGTATTTTCTGCAACTGCTTCAATTACATCAATAATATCATCCTTACAATCCTGTGGATTACCCGTAGGAGTAACAAATCCAGGGAAGTCAAGGACCATACGATCATATGCTTCAGCAGCAATGAATGCTTTATTGAGAAGGATTAAATCTTTCGCATCTCCATAACGATCAGATACCAGTTTCTTCTCACTGTATACTGCTTTTTGACCCAACTCAATTGTAGTTGCATCAATAACACGCTTAACATAGGTGTTGTCTGGGATGGCAGGAGCATTAGGACGTGAAGCTCCAGCATTTAACTTACCATCAGTAAACTCAGAGGGATCGTAATCTGCAACGATCATACCCTGAGAAATACCAGAAGTATCACCAATATCTACAATAGAAGATGCTGCTGTAGTAGAAGCACCTTGACGCAGATATGCGAAATTACGCATTGCTGCAATTGCTAAATCTCTTGCGTAGTTATATCCTTCTAAAGTTTCTGATAGTTCTCCAGTGATATAAGAAAGATTATTTCCAACATAATAAGACTCTGCTGCCTGGATAGTATTGATATTACCACCAAGACGGAGATCTTGTACTGTAGCATCAATCAGATATCCAATATCGCGACGACACTTCTCAATACTAATACCAGATTTAACTACAAGACTTGGATACTTTCCGGTAATATATCCATATGCTTCAGCAGCAATGAAGCTCTTATTTTCTTCAATTCTATCTGCTGCATCAAGATCCTTATTATTAAGTACAAGACTACTAGGATTAAGGATAGATGCAGTTGCAGTAAATTTTCTAAATCCATTTGGTGATAACGTAGCATCAAAGATGTTACTAGCACCAGCACTTCTTGGAGTTAATTTTACATATAATTTTTCATTACTTCTTGCACCAATTCTAAATCCATCAATTGATGCTGCAGGTCTCTTAGCAGGATCATATGCTTCATCATCACCAAAGTAAATTCTACTGTGATTATTAGGATCGTTAGATGCTTTTACATCAATGGTGTAATAAGCATTCTTCTTGGTATTTCCTTGTGTCTCAGGGATAGTTTTTGGAGGAACAATATCCGTGATGTAACCACCCTTATCTTGATTAAAGGCAAATCCTTTGAAACCAATAGCATGAAGTGATGTGTTACCGAAGTTAGAGTTAGAGTTGGTGATAGACATATCACCACCACTTTCCATCAGGAAGTGATCAGCGAAACCAACAGCGAAGATAGAAACGTTCTGAATGAATGCGTCATCTGATGCACGAACGTGGAAGTTTCTCCAGTCATCCTTCCAATATGCGTCACCTTTGGTGTGATATGGAACAGTAGCAAATGCATCAGTTAGTGATGCCTGATTAAACGTGTTAGAATACTCATCATAACGAATGAATGCTCTGTCATCCTTCTGCAACGATACGCCCGTATACTGAGCGATAACCATGGATTTAAATCCAGTTGCCTTCAGTCCATTTGCCCAGATTCCGCAAATACCCCAGGTAGAGCGAATAGAGCAGTTAAAGACATACGGAGACGCGGATTCAACGGAATCAACTTCCGCTTTAACTACTGCGTTTGCACTCAATCCACTTTGAGCTGTATATAATGTTCCGCTAACTAAACTTACACTGGTTCCAAGAGCTGCAACAGTTCCAGGAATTTTATAAGTAAACTTTCTACCATCTACTAGATCAATATTTTCTACGGGGAAAGTACCGTTTAATTGATCATCTAACCCATTGTTTTCAATAGAAACAAACTGATTCTTGAAATAACCATGGTTTACTTTAGTGGTAATATTAACACTAATTGTTCCTGCAGGAGAGGAATCTACACACTCAACGCTCTCAATAGAGCGAATGTCTGATAGAGGACCAACAATTCTAGTTTCTTGGATTCTTTCAGTGAATTCACCGGGATCGTCAATTGTTGGTTGATACTGAGAAAATGCCTTAGCAATTTTCTGATAGTATAAACCTAATTCTTCTTTGTCTGCATATTCAAATACAGTTAGTTTATGGTGAGAATAGTTAGGAATTGCTAGCTGATCCCAGTATCCATTCTGATAATATACTTTACCTACACCTTCGTTCTTATTATAGAGAGGGGAAGAAGGTTCTAGATCACCATCTTTAATCGTAAACTGCCAGAAATAACATGCACCAGTTACATTAAAGATAGCAGAACGCTTCTCTAACCTATCTGCAGGGTCTGGGACATATAAAGGACGGACAACAGTCCTACGAAGATCATAACCTACAAGAGATGAACCTCTAGGTAGAATTGCACCACCTTCAGTGTTATTGAATCTGTAAAGAATATTATTTGGGTCTGAGATATCAAGATTAGAGTTATCTTCCCACTCATTCAATGTTTGATTGAATGCAAATGCATCAATGCCAGTAGTTCCAACAATACCAGGACGGTTATCAA